CGGAGGGTTGTTTAATCGAACATTGATGATCTCGTTGTAATAATCATCTCTGAAAATCACATTTTCTTTCATTTGGTGGTAGAGTTCAGCATAAGCCACTTCCCATTTGCTGCCGCAGATTTCAAGAATTTCTCTGGTAAAATTCTCTTTCCCGTATTTCTCGATATCGTCTTTCAATTTGTTTGATGACCCGTAGTAAGTCTCGTAATCGCTCTTAACGTGGTCTATACGACAGCGCTTCTTACCTTTGAGTGGTTTTCTTCTGATTTTAGACCAAAGCTGCTTCTTGCCGATGTATTTCTTGCCATTGACCTTATTCGTTATGAGATAGACAAACGCATAATGCTCGTCTTTGCACAGGTTTTCAGGTAAATTAATCCAAGAAGTGTTGGTGGGTTCTTCGTTCATTCGAGGTTATTTAGCTCGTGATTTGGGGATTTCGAGGGGCGGTGGAATTTTTTTTGAGATTTTTACTTGATTTTTGGATTTTTGCATTTATATTTAATTATAATTAACTATAACTTATTCTTATTATTATATTGATTATGATTAACATTATAACATAATCAATATAGGTATTGTTTTTTGTTTAGTTTTTATTTTTATTATGTTTAATATTATTAATTATAATAATATATAATTAAAAGAAAATAATAAGAAAATTAATTATAACCCCTTGACAAATCAAATTTTCATGATAAGGTAATGGGTGGTGGGTGGGTAAAGATAATAATATATAATAAATATAGTTAAATTTAATCGGGAAAAAATTGAAAACGCGAATTTTGAACGCCTCTCATCGAGCCGATTTTCTCCGTTTTCGGGTCCTTTTAACTGGTTTCAATTTTCCTTTTCTTGTTGTCACACCCAAGCCGTATGGATTTCGTTGATCATTGGGTGCGAACCAATCAGTGTTCGCTATGCCATTTTGTTCTGCTCCTGCTTCACCGCCATACACGCCACCAGCTGTCATCTCTTCATTCAATATACTTTGATAAAGTTTGCCGATTTCAATTTCATCTCTTGACTTTTGCATATTATTACTTATCATAGTTGTAGCTATCAATTAATCCATATGGAACTACTCAAAAAATATCAAACACAATATCAAGAATTTTGTAACATCGATGATTTCAATTTGGAAGATCGCACCAAGCGAGTTCCAGCAGAAAAACATTTTTGGGTCTGTCGTCTGATCGATGCGAAAATTGAATTGGATGCATTGAATAAAAACAAAAACAATCTCAAAACAAATCTTCAACAGAAGATTATGAAAGAATCTCCTGTGGTGCTCAACAAGCAAGTTATGAACGAAGTTGATAATGCACCTTCGATTGAGACCATCAATCAAAAAATTAAAGAACAGATGTTTTTAATTGAATATCTGGAGAAGCTGGTGAATCAAATTACATTCATTGGTAATGATATTAAAAATATTATTGCGATCAAAAATCTCCAAGAACAATAATATGATAGAAATTGATTACAAATCATCGAGAAAGCAATGTCAGATCATTACGGATTCTGACACGCTTGGTATGATACGTAATCATTTTTCAGTTAAAAATGACGGAGCTTTGTTTGCCAAGAAAAAAGGTATGCGATTTATCAAAGATCGCAAATATGTTATCACTCCAACAGGATTGTTTGATTTTGGACTTTATGGTGAAATATTGAAATATCTCAGGGATCAACAATTGACCGATATTACATTGACCGAACAATTTAAACAGAAATTGCAATGTGGTAAAGAAATTGAATTTTGGGACGGTCTACAATACGATGCGAGATATTATCAAAAAGATTCTGTTCTTGCTGGCTTGAGAAGAGGATATGGCATTTTTCTATTGGCTACTGGCGCTGGTAAATCTCTTTGTCAGGCACTTTTAATTGAGAATTTCAAGAGAAATTTTAAATCTGATAACTTCAAATGTTTATTGATTGTGCCAGGTCTTTCATTGGTTGAACAATTACAAAAAGACTTTAAAGATTATGGTGTCAATTTTACTTTTTCTGGTTGGACTGGTGTGAATCCCTTGCAAGACACCGAAGTGGTTATCTGCAACACTCAGAATTTAAATTCCAAATTCCTAGATAATAGTTGGATACTGAATGTTGATTTGCTTATTACCGACGAAGCACACGGTGTTAATAGTGATTCCAATTTGGCTAAAATTGTTAATAAAATCATCACACCCCATAAATTTGGGTTTACGGGAACATTGTCTGATAAGATGATTGATAAATGGAAAACCATAGGTGTTTTCGGTCCTGTAATTTATGAAAAGAAATCTAAAGAACTTAGAGATGAAAATTATCTGACAAATGTCGAAGTAACAGTGATACAATTAAAACATAGAACTCCGAATGTTTCTCGAAAATATAAACAAGAATTAGACTATCTATATGGAAATCAAGAACGCAATAATTTCATTTACAAATTGGCTAGCAGAATTGGCAACAACACTCTTATTATGGTCAATCACTTGGAGCATGGTGACAGCTTATTATCTCTTATGTCTGAAAGACATGATGGACGAGTATTTTTTGTCAAAGGTGAAACGCTGGTTGAAGATCGGGCGAAAATCATCGAAATGATGGAAATACACAATGACATTATATGTATTGCGATGTCGTCTATTTTTTCAACGGGTATTAATATTAAAAATCTACCCAATATTATTTTTGCAGGATTGGGTAAAAGTTTTATTCGAGTCGTCCAATCGATTGGTAGGGGTCTTCGTTTACACGAGAGAAAAAACAAATTGAGAATTTTTGATATTTGTGATGATACGAAATATTCTTTGTCACATTCTCAATACAGGCAAGACATTTACAACAAAGAACAAATATACTGGAAAATAAAAGATATTGATATATGAACAAAGAATTGAAAGAAAAATATTACGTAAATTCGAAAGAATTTAGACAATTGTTATCTGAGTATTATCAGACTGACAAGATGACCAACGAATTGGCTAAAAACATAGTCAATATTGCAGAGGGATTATCTTATAATCATCGATTCATTCGTTATTCAAAAAGTTGGAAAGAAGAAATGGTGGGGGATGCTATCGTTAAAATGTATCACGCATTGGAAAAGAAACTGTATAATATAGACTCGGACTTCAATCCTTTTTCTTATTTTAATCGTATTGCGTGGAATGCTTTCACCAATCGAATCAACAAAGAAAAAGGACAACACGAAGGATTGCATGAATACAAAGACATGGTATATATGCAAAACATGTCTGGACCAGATTCCATGGGTCATGTTTATGTAAAACCAATAATGGAAGGCGACGAATATGACGATGAATTTTGAACATATCGTAATAACAATAGCTGCCCTATTGTATTTTCTGGTTGGTGTGGTATACTGTGTGAAACAACAATATGCATGGGCGATGACATGGTTTTGTTATTCCTTTGCAAACGTTGGATTGATACTGGCTTCTAAAAATGTTTAATAACTATAATAAAAATGATTAAAAAACCTAAAGTAGCAATATTTTCCGACCTTCATTTGGGTCTATATGGAAATTCGACCGATTGGCATAATATAGCCTTGAAATGGGCTGACTGGATAACCAATGATCTGAAACAAAAAAAGATCACTGACATATTTTTTCTTGGAGATTTTTTCCATAATCGAAGTGAGATTTCGGTTCAAACCATTCACGTTGCATCAGAATTGATTTCAAAATTTAAAGATTTTAACATGTTCATGATCGTTGGTAATCACGATGCCTATTACAAAAATCGTTCAGATGTTCATAGTTTGGGATTTTTAAAAGGTCATGACAATATCACAATTGTTGATCAGAATCTTTCATTCGAAGCTTTTGGTAAAAAATTATTGTTCGTCCCTTGGAATCACGAATTGTCTGATGGTAAATTTGATTACATTTTTGGACATTTTGAAATCCAAAGTTTTAAAATGAATAATTTCAAAGTCTGTGATCATGGATTGCAGGTTATGGATTTCTTAGAATCCAGAACTAGTGAAGTATTCTCTGGTCATTTTCATCTACGTAGCAGTAAAAAATATAATGAAGGAAATATTCATTATGTTGGTAATACTTTTCAACACGATTTCAATGATTCTGGGGACACCAAGGGATATCATATTTTAAATATCGAAAGTGGTGAATTAGCATTCGTTCCGAACAATGTATCGCCAGAGTTTGTGAAGATACCATTATCAAAAATAAAAGATTTTAAATCCGAACACGTCGAGGGTAATTTAGTCAAATTGATTATTGATAAAGATATCAGTGATGATAAAATTGATAAGTTTAAAATATATCTAAATAACTTCTCTCCTTACCGTTTGACTGTCGAATACAACGTTATGACGAAAACAATCGGAGAGGTCGAACAAGTTGATTCGATTGACATTCTTGGAATGTTTGATGAATTTTACGAACAATTATCACTCGACCCTGAACAATTGGAACGAGTTAAAGTAATAAACAATGAATTGTATGATAAATGCAACTAAACAATATACATAAAAATGAAAAAAATCAATTTTAAAACATTAAAAGGTCAAAATTTTCTCAGTATTGGGAACGATCAAATCGTTGTCGATTTCCAATCGGGATTCAATTTAATCACTGGTAAAAATTTAGACAATCCAGACAGAGTAAATGGTATTGGTAAGAGTTGTATCGCCGAACTTTTTTATTTTGCTCTTTTTGGTAAAACGATTCGTGAGATTAAGAAAGAATTCATCATCAATAATATCACCAAAGGAAAAGGTTATATCGAATTGCTGTTTGATGTTGAAACTGAACAAGACGTTCAATCATATACGATCAAACGACAAATAAAACCAAGCACAGTCACTTTGCTGAAAAACGATGAGGATATCACTAAAGATTCAATTGCTAATACTGATAAATTTATCTGTGATTTAATTGGATCTAATTCCGTTGTCTGTCGAAGCTGTGATATATTATCATTGTCTGATAACATTCCATTCATGGCTAAAAAACCAGAGGATAAAAGAAAATTCATTAATGATATTTTTTCTTTGGAAATTTTTGGTAAAATGAATAATGAGTTGAAAAATCTTATTCGCGATAACAAAAATGATATAAACATTTCTTCGACAAAATTGGATGAAATCAATCAGACTCTACAGACTCTTAATGCTCAACGGGAAGATTATGATAGAAAAATTGCCGAGAGAGAAGAACTTCTCGAAAGAAAGCGTAAAGAAATCCAAAGCAATATCGAAAAAACTTCTAAAGATATTGCCAAAATGAATATACCAGCCATCGATCCTTTACATCAAGAATTGAATAAATATAGCGATGCTTGGAGTAAAATAGATAGTAAAATTGAATCCATCAACCATAATGTTTCTTCCAAAGAAACGCTCAAAAGATTAAAAAATAATGAAATTAAAGCGGTTTCATCGGTTGATGGTGTTAAATGTGATAAATGCCTTCAGGACATTCCACATACCCATGTAGAACATCTAGAGAAATTGAGAACGCAATATGAATCAGAATTGAAAGAAATTATTTCGGAGATTGAAAGTCTCAATGAACAAAAACTTGAATTGATTTCTAAGAGAAGTAAAATTCAGAAGAAATTGGGTGAGTTGCAGGATCAAATCAATGATGCCAAAATCAATAAGCAAAAGTTGATTGGTCTGACGAATTCTCTCAAGCAGTATCAACAAGCTCTTGATGATTTGAAATTGGAGGAATTACCGAAACCTAATTTTGGGGAAAATATCGCCAATACTGAAAAACGCAAAGAGACAGAAGAATTAAATTTCCAATTGTTGAAACAAAAAGCTCAAGATTTTGATGTATGCAAATTTGTATTGAGCGAGGAAGGTGTTCGTAGTTTCGTTGTTAAACGATTATTGGCTATGATGAATTCGAGTATTCAAAAATATATTAATGATTTGGGTATGTCGATACGTTGCAAATTCGATGAATATTTTGATGAGCAATTATCAAATGATAAAGGTAAAGAAATATCATATTGGAATTTGAGTGGAGGAGAACGACGAACTGTCGATCTAGCATGTGCTTGGTCGTTCAAAGATTTAAAACGGAAAATTTCTGGTATTTCATCTAATGTTGAATTTTTCGACGAATATCTGGATTCGACGCTGGATTCGACTGGTATTGACAAACTCATCGAACAAATTAAATGCAGAATTGATAGAAATAATCTCTCGGTGTATGTTATTTCTCATCGAGTGGAAACGAACAAACATGTTACAGGTGAAATAGTTGAACTCGCAAAAGAAAACGGTTTAACTCGACGGGTTTTTAGTGCTTGACATTCATATTGTGTATAATATATAATCACATGTTCAATACAAGCCCTTTTCCGTCTCCATCACCATTCGCTCAACCGTTTCCTCAAAACGTATTTGAGTTGAAAAGTGAATTACCATCCTTTGAAAAAAAGGATAATAATTATGTAAATTTTGTAGCGGATCGACAAGGCTGCGGTCAATGGAGAATAGGTTGGCCCGAATTTCATATCAATATGAATAATTTGGGTGAATCGACTTCTTTGACCAAAATGATCTTTACTAAAGAATGGTATAACGATGTAAAAACCGTCAAACTTCAAAGACAGGCATCCACGCCACAAAAAGAATTTTTCAAATTCCTCAAAAGCATACAGCAAGAGATGGGATTTAAGATTATTTACGAAATTGATGATGTGGTGTTTAAGGAAGAAATACCTGATTATAACTGTTATAAATCTTCATTTGATAATGAAGAAATTCGTCAAAATTGTGTTGAAATGATTAACATGGCTGATGAAGTCACTGTTACGTGTAAATACATGCGAGATCTCTTTATCGAAAAAACAGGTCAACATAAAATATCAGTAGTTCCTAATTTTCCACCTGAATGGTGGATTGGTAAATATTATGATTTTAATAAATTGATGCATAATCATCAAAAAAATAGAAAAAAACCCCGAATTTTGTATTCTGGTTCGGGAGCACATTTTGATGTGAAAAATGCGACCAATCAACAGGATGATTTTTCCCATGTTATTAAATTTATCGTTGATAATCGACATAAATATCAATTTATTTTCATCGGGTCTTACCCACCACCTCTTCATCCATTTATCACTAGTAAAGAAATTGAATATCACTCATGGCAGTCACTGATGAATTATCCTAAATTTATTCAAAGTCTTAACCCGCAATTATTATTAGCTCCTTTGATGGATATTCCATTCAATAGGTCAAAATCTGATATCAAATATATCGAAGGTGCTTGTTTAGGTATTCCTTGTATGTGTCAAGATATGGTGACTTATCAAGACGCTCCAGATTTTCTCAAATTTAAAGATTCTGAAGATTTGGCTATGAAGGTTGAATATTTATTGGATTGGAAAAATCGAAATAAATATTATAAATTAATTCCTGAATTGAGAAAATTGGGCGAATCGAGATTCTTAGAAAGACCCGAAAATATTGGAGCTTTCATGGAAGCGATGAATACGCCATTTGGTGATCCTAGTAGAAAATATTTGAGACCTTGGAATGATTAATTTCTGGTAAACCCTGAATATTGTTGCAGAGTCGGTCGAAGACGCTCAAACATTCCTTTTAAGTTCTCCAGAGGTGTCATGTTTGAAGGATTTTTGAAAAATTCTTCTCTGTTGTTTTGGTAATAAGCTATCGTTCCTTTTATATATTTTTCAATATATGAAGAAATTTCATTTACCTCACTCTTCATTTTTTCGATGGTTGGATCATAATTATCGTATGATGATTGAAAATCCATACTTTCATAAATCTTGCTCAAATCTTCGAAATAATTATCCATAACATTATTTAACATATAATTGACTTTTTAAATTAAGTTAATATATAACGACATGTCTAATAATATCCAAAACAACGATAAGCACATCCACGGCGATGTGCAAGACCCGAATGTAACAGAAGCAACTACGCCGTTGGATGATGCGTCTTGTTAGCTTGATTTTTAAGATGGTATGATAAATAAAGACATGGAATACAATATATGGATAGAACCCGATTCTTCGAGTGGTGATAATTATCTTAAATTCTCTGGAAAAGTTGCTCTTAATGATAAAAATATAGAATGGTTACTAGCAATAATAAAAAAGGTTTCGAATAGGGAAATAAATTACGTCAATCCTCTATTTTCTTCAGATCCAACAAGCAATTCTGAAATATCTCTTGGACTTCTTCCAATCTCGAAGTCCTCAGAATAATTTTATCATCACAAGATACTGCAACTAGAAGTGAATCGGTAGATAGAAGATTTGGATTGGTCTTCATTGCTTCATCTCTGGTCATCGTCTTGGTGTTATTGATATTAAATTCTATCTTCATATTGACTTTCTAATTTTGGAAGTAAGTAGGAACATGGTAAATAATATCTCAGCTAACGTAGAGCACATCCACGGTGATGTGCAAGCCACTAATGTAACAGAAGCAACTACGCCGTTGGATGATGCGGCTTGTTGTGCTTCGGATTTTGTGTTGGAGATTTATGAACGGGCAAAGTATCAGAGGAAATTAGCCGAAGAATCATACTCAAATACGATGAAAGCACTTCAAAAAATCATTGATGATTGTGAGAAATCATTGCGTGATAGGCAGTAATAACTCTAGGACGTTGTTCCTCAATTTGCTTTTGGGTATTGTCTATCTCGGATAAATATTCCTTATACCTATTGAATCTGATATTCTGTTCCATTCCATTAAAATTTGTATCGAGAAATGATGACGCTTCAGATAATTTTCGGTAGTATGTGTTTAGTGTGTTAAACTCCGATTTAAAAATATCTTCGGGTGTTGGTGAATCTTCGTTCATGGCTTGCTATTTGCACTGTCGATGATAAATAAACAACATGTCTAATAAATTTCAAAACAACGATAAGCACATCCACGGTGATGTGCAAGACCCGAATGTAACAGAAGCAACTACGCCGTTGGATGATGCGGCTTGTTGTGCTTCTTTGTTTGTTGAAGGTGTGTGCGTTGAAAGTTCTAGATTCCCACATTGGATTGGGAAAACCGCAGATCAAATTCTTGATATTATAGAAGATGGTGTGCAAGAAATTGCAAGTCGTCGCGGGGTTTCACTTCATCGATTTGAGAATCGTGATCTCGCGCTCAACGAACTCGATGCGTGATAATACCTCGTTCGAAGGATTTGGTATCAACCTTAATTCGAGTAATTCGGCATTAAATCTGTTCAATCTTACTTCATCTTGTGATGAAGCACCGCCTTCCAATTTAGATAAGTTTGCGACAAGCTCATCCATAGTATCTATTTTTTCTGATTCTTCGTTCATGGCTTGCTATTTGCACTGTCGATGATAAATAAACAACATGTCTAATAATATCCAAAACAACGATAAGCACATCCACGGCGATGTGTAAGCCACTAATGTAACAGAAGCAACTACGCCGTTGGATGATGCGGCTTGTTGACATTCATGATGTTTGTGCTATACTCGATTCATGTCTTATAGAAATTGTGTGTATAACAACCGCGAAAAAAAGATTTTTTTGTGGACTTGGAATGAGAATGGTGAGAGGATTAAAGAGGAATGGGATTTCAAGCCATACATTTTATTAGAAGATAAAAATGGCGATGAAAAATCTATTTACGGCACCAAATTAAAGAAAAGGGAATTCGATAGTGGTTATGATCGTAATCAATTTATAAAAGATAGTAATATCAAAAGAATTTACGAGAATCTGCCACCTTACCAACAATTTCTAATTGACAATTATTGGTCTGTGTGTGAAAACGACGAATTCTCGCGATATCCCCTGAAGGTTGCTTATTTAGACTTGGAAAATCCAAAAGCAGATGGGTTTCCTGATCCTGTATTAGCAGATTCGGTTATCAACTTAATAACTTGTTACGATTCTTTTAGTAAAATATATCACGTATTTGGTTTGAAAAATTATCATACTACTAGAGATGATGTGAAGTATTATTGGTGTAAATCTGAACATGATTTGTTGAAATCTTTTATCAAATTCTTTAGAAAAGAAGAGTTTGATGTCATCACATCATGGAACGGTGCAGCATATGATATACCTACATTGGTCAACCGCATCACTTTTGAATTGGGTAAAGAATGGGCTGATAAATTATCCCCAATTGGAAGGATTTACGAGAAGACTAATCCTACTGGTAAATTTGGTATGCCCACAAAAGAATACGTCATTGAGGGTATTTCATCTTTAGACTATTATGTGATTTATCAAAAATTCAATTTGGAAAAGCAAGAGTCTTACAAATTGGATAACATAGGACAAGTTGAATTAGGTATTAACAAAATTCAACACGAGGGTAATTTATGGGACCTTTCAAAAAATGATTGGCATACATACACTGATTACAACATAAGAGACGTTGAAATTCTTGTAAAATTGGAAGAGAAAAAAGGTTACATTTCGTTGTTACGATTTCTCGCGTATACAGGATTATGTGATTTAGAAAATGCCATTAAGACAGTCCCCCCTATGAATGGTGCCATCGCCATACGTGCGCGTATGCGGGGTGAATATATTCCTACTTTTATACGCCCAGTCACCGACTACAAAGCACCTGGAGGTTATGTTGCAGAGCCACGAATCGGATTCGCAGAGGATATTGTATCATTTGATGCTAACTCACTATACCCATCTGTAATGATATCTTTAAATTTATCACCAGAAACTAAAATCGGCAGGGTTGAAAGAGTCAATGGTATCATAAAAATACACCATACATCAGGTAGGATATTTGAAATGTCTCCTGAAAATTTTAAAAAGTTTATCGCAGAAGAAAAAGCATCGTTGACAAAGGCTGGCTTTTTGTTTTCCCAGAAAAAAGTTGGTTTGGTTCCAGAATTTTTGGATAACTTATACACCAAACGTAAAGAGATGAAAAGCAAAATGTTGGATTCTCGAAAAAATGGTGATAAAGAGGGTGAGCAAAAATTCGACACGATCCAATATGCTTATAAAATTCACCTCAACTCTTTATATGGTTACATGCTCAATAAATACGCCCCTATGGGTGATGAGGATATCGGGACATCTGTTACACTGACTGGTCAAGCTGTGATTAAAAAGAGTAACGAGTTGTTCTTAGAATATATGTCACAGAAACTTGATACTACGGATGGTATTGAAAAATCATTGATCTACAATGATACTGACGCTTTATATGTCTCGTTGAGTATGTTGAAAGCTAAAGGTTTGGTGTTGAAAGATGGTAATAAAGTGTCGGCAGAATTTTACAAAGAATGTCAAGATATTGAAAACCATATTAATAGTGGTATCAACGAATGGGCCATCAAGAGTCTGAGAAGTAATGATCCCAGATTTGTATTCAAACGCGAATCTATTTGCGATTGCGGTATTTTTATTGGTAAAAAATATTATGTCCTGCACACGCTCGATGAAGAAGGTGTCGTGGTTGATAAATTTAAATATAAAGGAGTTGACGTAGTTAAGACCACCATGCCAAAAAAGGTCAAACCATATGTTAAGAAAGTCATTGAGCATATGATTCTCACTCAATCACTTAAAGAGACCAATGATATCTTCAAAGAAGCATACGAACAATTCAAAAAATTACCAATCGAAGAAATTGCAAAAATCTCGGGAATGAACAATTATGCTAATTATTCGTCTAAATGTAATGGTATGACAACTGTCAAGGGAATGCCATCGCATTTAAAAGCTGCATATTATCATGATTTCATTTTAGATAAGAATGGGTGGACATCGAAATATGATAAGTTTAAAACAGGTGATAAGATTAAGATGGTATATGTTCAAAAACCGAATAAATACGACCTATCCATGATTGGATTTAAAGAATTTTGGATGCCCGAATTTGATACTATATTTAAAGTTGATCACGAGAAAATGTTTGGTAAGATATTTTATGCTGCTATTGAAAGATTCTATAATGCTGTTGGTTGGAATTTGAGAAAACCTAATGAAAATTTAGTTGTTGAAATTGAGGATATTTTTGGAGAATGATACTTGACATTTTGACAATCTATATAAATAGATCTGATGATAAGTAGCGCCTATCTGATCTGGAATACGCAGGAGGAAGTCCAGTGAGAATGTATATAAACCCTGCACAATTTTTATGATTTTGCAATTAAATCCAACTATACCTATGAATACCCCCAAAGGTAAAGGATATGCTCATTTTCTCATAGATTATTCACAAGAACATGATTTATGTTGGGTGGTGTTTATAAATGATACAAAAGAATGCTGGACTTTTAAGAATTCTATGATAAGAATAGAAGACAACGCAACATTAACAAATAATTATGACGATACAAGAAGCATACAATAAGGGTTTGGACGATGCGGAGAATAATGTTATTAATAACTTTATCAATTTATTAAATGATAAAGAATATGACATTCCTTTCCCTAATCCAAAATTGGAAATAGTCAGAAAAGTAATTAAAGAGAGATCTGATTATTACTTTAAAATGGCTGACGGTCAACATGGGGTTGCCAAGGGTTTTCAGAAAAAAATTGAAAACAACAAATTAGAGCTTGAAAAAGCCAGAGCATAAGCTAAATTCAAACATAACATATATGAAAAATACATACGTAGCAATTATCGATCAAATCGGTAGAAATATTATCGGCACATTGGTGAAAGAAACGGAGACCAGCATTACTCTCCATAATCCTGTAATTCTTTTTACACAGCCGACTCAGAACAAGCAATTGCAAGTTCAAAGTTATCCTGTTTTCTTTTTTGAATTTCTCAAAAAAGAACATAGAGAACAGAATAATTGGACTTATTCCAAATCTAGCATTGTTACTAGCGATGTGATTTTGGATGATTCGATTATTCTCCAATACCAGAAAATTAATACGCCACCTTCTGTTGAAGAATTAGCCCCCACTAATAATCCAAAAGTGGTGAGTATTAATGATCTATAATAAAAATAAATAACCAATAAGCCTTTTCTGTGTCACACACGGAAAAGGCTTTTAATTTAAAAAATAAAAATATGAGTGATAAAATGGATAAAGATATTATGGCATCTTTGAATGCCTTGGACGATATGGTTCCTTATTCGGCGTATCTTCACGAATCGACATTATCATCCGTCGATGATTGGATTGATACGGGAAGTATGGTTCTCAATGCTTTAGTTTCTGGTTCACTGTATGGTGGTATTCCAAAAGGGAGGATCACCCAATTGGCAGGACCGAGCCAAAGTTTCAAAAGTGGTTTAGTATTGCAGATTTTGGCAAATGCTCAAAAGAAAGGAATGATTCCTGTTATTTTTGATACGGAAGGTGCTATTGAACCAGAATCTGCTGCTAATTTTGGTTTAGATATTTCTAAAGTAAAATACGTTGGGTGTGAATCGGTAGAACAAACTAGAAATGCTATTTACAAATTTTTGAAAAATGTTCGCGATAAAAAACAATTTGGTAAGTTTATTATTGCCATCGATTCGTTGGCAAATTTGAATTCTGAAATGGAATTATCAAGAATGGATAAAGATTCCACGTCTGCTGACATGGGAACATTTGCTAAATCGGTTAAGAGTTTGCTTAAAACATGTACAAATATGTCTACGCTTACCAAGACCCCTATTGTCATTACGAACCATGTTTATGATGATCCTAGTGCGATGTATCCATCTTTGGAGAAAAATATGCCAGGTGGTAAAGCTGCGGTATATCTACCATCGGTGACTGTTCAACTTGCTAGAAAATTGGTTAAAGATGCTGATAACAAACAGGTAACTGATAAGCTTTCTGCATCTCAAAAGAATTACTCAGGCGTTGTTATTCGTGCTCTGACTGTTAAAAATCGCTTCATCAAACAATATCTCGAAGGTGAATTTTACCTATCCTTTAGTAAAGGATTGGATAAATATTATGGTCTTCTGGATATTATGAAAAATATGGGTGTTGTTGATAATGCTGGCGCATCCTATACTGATTGGCAAGGTAATAAACTCGGATACTATAAAGTTTGGGCGAAAGATACCGATCTTTGGGAAAATACTTTATTACCCGAATTGGAAAAACGTATCAAAATTCATTGGGCTTACGGCTCTACTCCAGAGGATGACGATTTGGCTAATTTGGAGGATGAAGATATTGATAGCGAATCATAAATGAAAATCCAAGACGGAATACATTTATTTCATGGTGATTGTCTGGAAGTCCTGAAAAAACTTCCAGACAATTCTATTGATTTAGTATTGGCTGATCCCCCATATGGTAAAATGGCACATGGTAACAGGTGGGATAAAATTATCGATTTTGATGTGTTGTGGGCCGAGTTATCTCGCATCACTAAAGAAAAAACACCGATTGTTTTATTCTCTCAACAACCATTTGCATCTTCTCTTATTAATAGTAATTTTTCTAAATTTAAATACGAATGGATTTGGGATAAACACATTTCTAGAGGAATGCAAACAGCAAAATTTAAACCTATGGTTCGCCATGAAAATATTTTAGTTTTTGGCGAGCAAGGTCATAACTATTTTCCCATAATGATCGAAAGGGATAAACCGATAAAAAGAAAAGCTTATCCAAAAGATGATACTTATTTCAATGGTAAGAATGATGGTGAATACAGAACCTATACCCATAAAAATCCTGAAACAATTCTTGAGGGATTCTGGGAGAAAAACAGAGGCAAGATTCATCCAACACAAAAACCCATATCTTTATTGGAATATCTAATTAAAACCTACTCCAAAGAAGGTGATATAGTATTAGATTTTTGTTATGGATCTAACTCGTGTGGAGTCGCCGCATTCAACACTAAGAGAAAATATATAGGTATTGAAAAAGATGATAAATTTTACGAGGAAGGTAAAAACCGTTTGATTACTCATTTATCATCATCCAATGGTGATAATTCTTCGGTTTCTTAAATCCACGATCTTTATACTCGCCGACTTTATTGGTCAACCTATCCTTTTCAATTTGCTCTGTCATGTAACTCATGATGGAGCTTTCTTTTAATGTGCCTTTTTCCATTTTTTCAATCAAATCTGCGAGCGCATTTATTTTTTCAAAGTCTGTAGTACCACTTCTAAGCATTTCGTCAAGTATCTCGTGTAGTTCATCGATTGATTTACCTGCATATTCATCGGTAGATGCTTTTTTCTTTGCTTTTTGGAGTTTTTCATCATCTTTCTTCTTTTTATCGACATATTTACGAATAGTCATATTCGTTTCGAGTTCTTCTTTCTTGCTCATACCACTACTCAAAGGTTCATCGTCATGCACAACGGCATTTACGATGAGGTCTCTCCATTTATTCACAATAGCTTTTTCTTTTTCATTGATGATGTTTTTAGATACCAACATGTCTAAGAACTCATCCGTGTAAAACTCTAAACTGGATTTGAAAACTTTATAATCCATTGCGTCTTCGACTTCGCTTTCACTAGTGCCGATTTCGTAATAATAGTCGAACTCTTCGAAAACTTCCAAAGATAGATCGGGATCATCTTCATCCAAAGCTTGTTCAATACGAGCTTCGATTTCTTCTTTTGGTACTTCCACACCATTTTCTCTATCTTGTTGAAAACTATTTAATAATGGCACGATTAACTCATAGTTATCAATTTTATACGAGATAAAAGTTTCGAGAACTGAAATAATCGTATCCAACGCATAATTTGGATCTATTGTGTTTTCTATGTCAGCTGAACCAGATATAGATGTATCATATTTTCCTTCTGACCTGATAGTCTTTAGGAAATTTGGTGGCATATATCTTTTAGCTTTTCTATTAATTTTAACAATAATGGGCCAAACTTCACCACGTTTGCTTAAAAATGCATCAATTGGGGTTCCGTAATTAGACTCAATTTTCTTGATGTATCCTTTAGCTCTATTTTTTCCACGTAGTCCACTTATCCATTTTGATCTCCAATTTTCAATATAAAACGCATCGGTAATCTCGTCAAAAAATTCAGGAGTTAACAATTCATCACTCATTTGATTAGCTAAATAAGACAACACCCATTGATTTTTTTTACCAGTATCATTCGAACCCGATTGTATGTATTCTATATAATCTTTTTGTAATTCTGGTGATTTAGCCATTAAGTGGGTGAAATATTGACTCACTGAATCATATTGGAATTCTACTTTGTATTTTTTGCGATATAGGAATTCTACAATAAAATCGTTTAGAGTTTTTGCAGTCGCTGCTGGCTTCCAACCCGAAAACAAAATTTTTCCAATAGCTGGTCTCACTTCTTTTAAAAATTTAGCAACGTTTTCGTCTTTTTCTGGTCTGGTGGTTATTTTTTTAGACATTTCACTCAAAATTGAATGTCTTTCCATCAGATAATTTAAATCATATTTATGCATGATATTATTTAGTAGTCTTGTTTAATTTCTCGATTTTCTTCTTTTGATAGTTTATTCAAAAGTCCCTTTCTGCGGTAGCCATAATCTTGTCTCTTCAAGTAATTATTGACTAGTTCTCTATCCAACATCTTCGATTTGAGTTCGTCAATATCTATATTATCGATATTATCATTTATCAATTTAACCACGAACGGTCTAAGATTTGTACCATAAGATTTTTTCTTCATTGTCACGACTTCTGGTGATTTAATTGAATCTGGTAGCAATCTGTAAATAAAATCCCACATCGCGAATGTAGATGCTGTAGTGAATCCCAAATCCAAAAATATATTGTAACTTTCTTTATACGCATCTCTCAATGACATATCATCAAACAAATGTTTTGATGTGCGATACTCGTTTAATACTTTTATAGAATCGTTATAAAATTTTATAAATTCTTGCATGATATTATTTATCTATATTTGACATTTATGATGTTTGTAGTATGATATTATCATGTATAATCCAAATGTTTCTTCAAATATGCGAATATTTACAGCATCTAAATGCGATGATTATCAATTTTTATTAAATGAAAGTCTAATCCAACATGATTTGGAAGATTTTTTGATCGCAAAATTGAATAATAAAACACCTCTAGCTACAGTTTATAACGAGTTTCTGGACACCGCTCAGAAAGAAAACTATGAGTATGTTATACTAACACACGATGATGTCATTTTTGAACACGATCCACGGTTGAAATTGGAAGATTTATTTCATCAATTTGATGTGGTAGGTGTTGCGGGTTGTTCTAATGCTACGATTAAATCGCCAGCACTTTGGCACTTGATGGGTGAGGGTCACTTACACGGCGCAGTTGCCCATAAATACGGTGATAAAAAATTTATGACCAGTTTCGGTGTTTATCCACACCGTGTCGTCATGATTGATGGGGTGTTTATGGCATTGAATAGAAAAGCTATCGAGACTGTCAGATTTGATGACAACTGTCCATCGGCATGGCATTTTTATGATCTTCTAGCAACTTTATCAGCACATAAACAAGGTTTGAAAGTGGGGGTTGGTGATATATTAATCACACATGAATCACCGGGACTACAAGAATTTACAGAGGATTGGAAAGCTGGTGAAAGATACTTTTTGAATAAATTTGGCCAAGATTAAGGTATATATCTATTCAAATTTTTGTTTCTTTTTTCTTCTCTTATTAAGATAAATTTACCGTTTGATTTCATCATCAAATCTTTAGCAAATTTTCTCTTCGATAAATCGTTTCTATATTTTTCTCGATATGTTTTATTCATTCTGGGTATCTTGACATTATTAAATGTAATAGCTTGGTCGATATTTGGATGCCAATGATTTCCATCATATTCTAAGATGATGGAAATATCTTCTATATTTTTCAATAATAATCCATCTAAACTTTTAAACACTACCAAATCGAAAAAGTATTCATTGTATATATCTTTTTTAATTTTTAATTCATCATTTCCATATAAACATAACTTTTCATCTATGGAATTATCTTTAATAAATTTTTTAATATATTTTGTTGCGGATTTGGAATAATTACAACCGAACCGCTTATAGTAGTCATCTTTATATCTTTTTATATGCGAGTCTTTAATTTTTCTTTTAACTTTTTTGTTTTTTGATGGGTGGATAAATCCATATTTTTCTAAATTAGTTTTATATATTTTTTCTTTAATAATAGGCGATCCACACATAAACCCCCCGTAATTTTCCATAATCGTTTCGACTTTTCTATTATGAATTATTTTAGATTTGGAAGGATTGTCAACACCATAATTAGCCATACAAGTTTTTGATTTTTCTTTCTGTACATTTACATTATTATTTGAACATGTGGTGGAGCAAAATCGCCTGTATTCTCTTTCTTCTTTTCTCAAGTGATGTGGAAATCGTACAAAACCACCACAATGTTCACACACTGGTCTTTCTTTCATATTATTCAAAAGACAGTATATTCTTTCAGCGTAATGAGAATTTTCTGGTAGAAAATTGGTTATTACTAATAAATCATCATAATATGGTTGAGTGTAAATTTGTTTGGTTAATTTTCTCTCGTATTGTGTTTGGTAAAAATCATAAGTGGTCATATTATTATTTATCATTTCTATGATGAAATCGTAAAAATGATTGACAATTACTCAATATCCATTAGAGTAATGTTATGAAATGTTTAGAAAAAAACTTGAAAATAGGAGTAGGTGATGTTATGATCACTCACGCATCACATGGACTTGAAAAAATCACGGATGATTGGAGAGTTGGAGAACAATATTATTTGAATAATTATGGAAAATGAAGCATCTTATACAATAAAATCTGGTATATCGGCTACTCAAATAGCCATGCCTAAACTATTTCAAGGAAATATTGATAATCTTTCGCAATTTCGTGAATATGTGAATGAAAAATTGAAAAGCGCACTCACGAAAGAGCGATCTGAATTGACCAATGATGAAGAATTTGCTATCGCATACAGCGCAGGAGTGGAAATACGCACCATTTTAAATGAAAATGGTAAGTGGGTGCAACAAACAGAGCCAACTGGTATCATCAAAGATGGTGGTAAATGGGTGGTTTTAACGAATACAAACGGGTGGATTTTAAATGACAGAGATTGATTTAGATTATTTTGAGAAGATTTTGGTGAAAAATGCTATGACTAATTCTAGTTATTTGGCATCTATCTCTGATTATGTCCAACCAAAATACTTCAATGATAAGTTTATCGCCAAATATTTCGAAATAGTATCGGATTTTTACGATAAAAGGCAAGCATTGCCGACTTTTACAGAGATAAAGACGTATTTGATCTCCGATGAATTGAAAAATGGGTTCAAAAAGCTCATAGAATCGTTTAAAGAGCTAGATTCCACACAAAATAACGACGAATTGTATGCAAATACTGAAAAATTCCTCAAAGAAAGAGGAATGTATCACTCAATATTGGAATCTGCTGAGAAAATCTCCGAAGGAGACGTTGATACATCTGAAATTGTTGAAAAATTTGAGAAAATTGCGGGTATAAACCTCAATTTAGACAGAGGTATTGAGATTTATGGTGATGTTGAGAAGGTTATTGACGATATTTTGAACGATGAGACCATGATATCATCCAAATGGTCATGGTTGGATGATGCTTTGGGGGGTGGTTTTGCCGAAGTGGGCAAAGCATTATACGTATTTGCTGGTCAATCCAATATCGGTAAGAGTATTTTTCTAGGTAATGTGGCTGCTAACATGGCATCACAGAACAAAAACATACTAGTAATAACATTAGAGATGTCGGAAACGCTCTATGCGAAGAGAATAGCATCGAATATTACCAAAATACCGATGAAAGACTTCAGACATAACGTTCCGACACTGCGACATGCTTTGGAAGAGGAGCATGACAAGACAGGTGGTAGGATTTACATTAAAGAGTTCCCCCCATCGACCATTACACCTAAACAATTAGGCGCATTTATCAAAAAAATGATTGATTCTGGCATCAGAATTGATGGTGTTGTGGTTGATTACCTAACATTGTTAACTGCTGCTGGTTCTAATTCATATGAGAAAGGTAAAAACATCTGCGAACAGATCAGAGCATTATCTTATGTGTTTAAATGCCCATTTGTATCCGCTTGTCAGTTGAATCGTAGTTCCATTAATGAAAATAACCCTGATATGTCGGGTATTGCAGAGAGTCTTTCTATTGCGATGACAGCAGACGTTATTGTGTCCATCTTTCAAAATGAAGAAGACCAAGAATTGGGCGTTATTCGTCTTGGTATGATGAAAAATCGATTCGGTCCAAGGGGTATGGTTCAAACTATGAGAATTGATTACCCTACATTATCGATTTATCAGTCTGATGAAGATGATGAAGAAATTATGTCTGATGATGATCTAAGTTTATTGGAAAAATTTAGCGATTAATTAAATATTAATATGAATAAGAAAGATCAAGACCAATTAGCTAAGTTGTATTTAGAATCTGTTGTTTCTGATAGCGTACCTATGCCTGATGCCGAATACGATATTAATTTGGATGATGAGTTTGATGACACCCCGCCAAAACCTCAATTTCCTGAAGAATTTGTCGAAATTGTTAAACCATTACTTGATCATCTTGAAAGCCTCGATAGTCATATGGATCGATATGAAAACGACATAAATGATTCATATGCGGATGAATTGAGGGAAGAATATTATAGTTTGTTACATAAATTAAACCAAATACAACGAGAATTTGGGGTTAAAAGTGATGATTGGAGACGATTATACCGCGATATCGAATTATATTGACTTCTCTTTATAGCGTGTTATGATTTCCACGTGAAATCACCTATTGACATATTTACAAATACGCATAATTATATTATGCAGAAAATTTTTGCTTGGGTCAATTCAGATTTAGATGGAATAGGTTCTACTGTTCTATTAGGCAATATATTTAAAAATTTTGAATATCGTCATTGTTTCTTTGGTAATTTCGAAGAACAATATCTGCTATGGGCTAAAGAAAATAAAGAAGAATACGATAAAATTTTTATCGTTGGTATGGTTTTGGATCAAAATTTGATCAAAAAACTTGACGATCACCGTGTAGTATTTGTGTCTGATAGACATGAAGATTTTAAAACATGGGATTCTACTATTATTCATGATGAATGCTCATCTTGCACCAAATTATTGTATAAAAAATTCAAAGACAAAATAGAATTTACTAAAAATCTGAAAAAATTCTTTCTTTATGTTGACGATTACAATTCTTACGATCTAAAACACGAAGAAACCAAGTATCTAAATGCATTTTATAGAAAATCTGGTGGCAATCGTTTTATTAATTTTGTAAATAGATTTTGGAATGGTTTTGACGGGTTTAAAGAATCGGAAGTCAAACTTGCTGATGGATTCTTCGCAGAATTGGAAAAAGAATTGTCAGAGATTACTCTTTATAGTGGAGAATGGAGTGGATATCGAATCGTTTCGACTATATCCAAATTCTCAGTTAATGAACTAGCACACTCCATCATGAATAATTACGAAGGCGATGCTGTCATCGTTATGAACCCAGATACTCAATTTGTTTCTTTTAGGAAATATAAAGGTTCCGATATAGATATTGCCAAAATTGCAAATATGTTATGTGATGGTGGAGGCGGCGAATGGGCGGCTGGTGGTAAAATCACAAAGGAATTTTTGAAATATAGTGAGACGCTAAAAGAAATTTAATTATGTTTGACCCATCATCAGAACTCATAGAAGAGGAAACAAATCACCTTTTCCTTTGTTATTGCACGTTTGTTAATAATTTGAAAGGTAAGAAATTATCCATTCAAAATGTCTTCGTGACCACATTACAAGAAGAAAAATTAAAAAATGTCATAAAAACAATTCTTTCTATTGACTCTGACCAAGAACTTGTTAAAGTATTTCTCGAATACGATCCCAGCATCGCAAAAAGTAAATACGTAACTAGAGTTTTTAATAATAAAACAAAACGTTTGAATATTAAAAAATCGTCCAAGAAAACTTAGAATGAACGATCTTCAAAAAAGAATTTACAACTCTCATTTAGCGATTTCCCGAAAATCCAAAAACAAACCATTTAAAATTAGAAAAGATTTTTCAAATTTGGAGCAAACCACGTTGGATGTGTTGGCTAGTTTAGAAAGATTTTTTAACGCTCATCCATCTGTTAAGATTGATGATTATTTCACTGCTCCTTTTGTCATTTTTGAAAATGATGAATATTTCAATTTAGATTTTTATTTGACATCTAAAGCTAAAAAGGTGTATAGTCAATACATGAGAAAAATTGAGATCGACGATCCAGATTCTTCCGATAGCTTGCAGCGTTTGACCGATGGTCTTAAATTTGTTAAAAAATTCTGTATGGAAAAAAACTTGACATTAGACGAATATGCTGTATATTCAGAACATAATCTTCCCTCCTTCATAGATCATCTCAAGCAACACAATATTAACATGTATTGTTTACACGCTTTGGGTGTCTCTAAGATAGATGTGGAAAATAGAATTCTGGATTTTATATTTTCGGATTTTTGGATTACTTTTCAAAAGACTAAAAATAAATTTTTTCTGAGTAAGAAAATGAAAGAATTCGCAAAACAAGCGACTAACAAACTAACATTAATACTAAAACAATAATGACAACGAAAGCAAAAACAAAATTCGGTGCTGCAATGTTCGATTCGATCAAAGCAGCGTTAAACAAAACTAAGGACTCTTCCAGTGGGCAGTTTGCCAACATCATGAAGTTTCCCGATGGTCATACCTACACATTGCGATTAATCCCCAATGTGGAAAACCCTGAAAAAACATTCTTCCATCATTGGGTACATGGTTGGAATAGCAAAGCAACTGGTTCTTATATGAGCTGCATTGGTCTTCAGACCTTTGGTGAACGCGATCCAATCGCAGAACTCAGATGGAAACTTTGGAAATCGTGGAAGGATGCAAATCCCAAAGCAGAAACCAAGGAATATGTTGCTGATATTACTCAGAAAGAAAATTGGTTTGTCAATGTCTATGTGATTGATGATCCAGCCAATCCAGATAATAATAAGACTGTTAAGATCCTTCGTATGGGACCGCAGCTTAAAAAAATTATCGATGAAGCCACTGAAGGTGAGCGTTCGGATGAACTTGGTTGGGACATCTTTGACTTGTCTAAAGGACATGATTTGAAAATCAAAGCCGAGAAGAAAGGTCCATACACGACATTTGAATCTTCTTTCTTCACGACCAAGTCTAAAACGGTTTTGTCTGAAGATGAAATTGAAAAGATTTGCTCTGAAATCCATGATTTGGAAGCTGTTTATTCGGTGAAAAATTATGAAGAATTGCAAAATGTTCTTGATGAGCACTATTTCGTGGGTGCAGAGAAAGAAACTCCTCAACCACTTCAGAAAATCAAATCTGAAGCACCTGCACGTAAACTTGCAGTTGTAGAAGACGAAGAAGATGAAGA